CAAAATACTAAATGTTATGAGTTTGAAAACCGCCACATCTTATCTAATCAAGATTCAATTCAATTGGTGTACATCTATGACAATGATAACGAAGAAACATGGGATTCCTTACTCTCTGAAGCTATGGCGCTATATCTATGCTCCAAAATCGCTAAGCCAATTACAGGTAGCCAAGCGGAATCAGACAGCGCATATCAAAAATTAATGAATTTGCTTAAGCAGGCTAGGGCTATCAATGGTCAGGAACGACCAGCGCAAGATTTTGCGGAAGGTGAGGCAAGTTTGATTGAGGTGCGCTACCCATGAAAACTTCAATCATCAAAAATAACTTTAGCGCAGGTGAGTTATCACCTTATCTAACAACTCGTACTGACATACAACAGTATGCGAATGGCGCAAGACAATTGCGTAATGTAATTCCTTTGGTGGAGGGAGGTGTTAAATCAAGACCAGGCACATACTTTAAAACTGTTTTTACTGGTGCTTTACGCCTAATCCCTTTTGTTGTGAACTCAGATAGGACCTATCTATTAATTTTTAAGCACAATGAACTCGTAGTCTATGACCCACGAACATATGCAATTGTTACTACACTTAGCTCGCCTTACACAGCAGCACAAGTAAGTGAAGTTCAATTTGTTCAGTACCGGTACAGCATGTTTATGACTCATAACCAAGTGCCCGTTTATCGGTTTAGATGTTCTGAGGACTATACAAATTGGGAGATGGCTTTATTTGGATTTGTTCATCCACCACTTGATGATGAAAGCGCTAGAAGCCCTTTCCGTAAAGGAACGCCAAGTGCAAAGGAGTTAGGCACAACAATTTCTTTTGTTAGTACCCCAGTGCCAGAATGGAATGAAACTGCTGACTATGTGACTAATGATGTTGTCACTTATTCTGTGAAGTACTATCAGGCATTAAAAAACAGTACAAACAAAATCCCTTCAACTAATCCTGAATATTGGGTGGAAGTAACTTCATCAGTTTCAGATGTTTTTACTGCAGCTGATGTTGGAAGCTATATTGATGTGAACGGTGGAATCATCAAGATTACTAAGTTTAATAGTGCGAATGAAGTTCTTGGTGAAGTTGTCAAGGAGCTTGAATCTGTCACCCCAGCTATTGAACGCTCATGGACCATTACGCCACCTGCTTTTAATGCAACAAATGGCTATCCAAGATGTGTGACATTCTTTAAGCAACGCCTTGTTTTAGCCAATACTAAAGTTTCACCTAATAAGATTTGGTTTAGTGCTGTAGCTGGAAATGCCAACTTCTTAGAGACAACAGAAGACGCTGACGCTTTTAGTGTAGTTTCAGCTTCTGGTTTATCTAACTCAATCTTATTTCTTGAGGCGACACGTGGCGTTGTTTGTTTGACCTCGGGTGGCGAATACATGATTAGTGCTGATGGGGCACTAACGCCAACATCAGTTGAGATCAATGAACATACTTCATATGGAGCATATCCGCTTACTCGTCCTTGCCGTGTGGGTAATGAATTATTGTTCGTGCAACGTGGTGGTGAGCGTTTAAGAGCTTTGTCATATCGTTATGAGGTTGACGGCCTTGTATCACCTGAGATTAGTGTTTTAGCTTCACATATTGGTGAAGAACACGGTGGAATTGACGAGATTACATACCAGCAAGAACCGCAATCATTAGTCTGGTGCAAACTTGGAGATGGAAAACTCGCATCAATTACCTTTAACCGAGATCAAGAAGTACTAGCTTGGGCACAACATGATTTTGGTGGTACAGCAATTTCACTTTGTTCGTTGCCTACAAAATTGGGTAGTGATCAATGCTTCTTGTTGATTAACCGGAATGGCACAACTTGCCTAGAAGAAATCCATGAGGCAGCAAATATGGATTCACAACGTTCCGTACCTATTACCAGCAATACAGTAAGCGTTGCTAATGCCCTTTATTTAAATAAGTTTGACTTGCTTAAAACAACAAATAGCTATTACTACACAGTGCCTTATGAGAGGGAAGGGAATAATTTAAAAATCCTCAATGATACTGAGACAGGACAGATCCAATTAGGTATGGCATTTGATGGTTTAGTGGACCTATTCCCGCCTGAGTTGTCACAGAATCCTGCAACTACAATTCTCTCAAAAGCCAAAATTCAGCGCGTTGCATTCTTCTTCATGAAAACATTAGGGCCGTTATTTAATGGAGAAGTCCTAGAGCTATTTGACTTCAATCACACGCCTATGGATGGACAGAGCCTATTTACAGGGCGGCACATCTACGAAGGGGGGGACTTTGGCGATCTGTACGAAACAGAGATCAAAATATCACTTAACAAACCACTTCCTTTCCACATGCAAGCTTTAGCTATAGAGATTTCAGTTAATGAGCGATAAGCATGAAGCTTCGTGTTGCCACACTTAACGATATTCCGACACTGGTCGAGTTTGGTAAATCATTTATTGATGAGGCACCAAACTACCAGAATCGGCACTATTGCCCAGAATCAGCAGAAGACCATTTTAAAAAGTTGCTCAAAGAGGGGGTGATTTTTGTAGTAGAGCATAACGGTTTGCTGTGCGGTGGTTTTGCGGGCGGGATTGGCAAGGATTGGTTTAACGATCAGAAAATTGCTTTTGATTATGTGATGTACGTTAAGCCAGATTTTCGAAAAACAAGGGTTGCCTACATGTTAGTAAGCGCCTTTATCAATTGGGCAAAAATTCTTAAAGCTGACCGTATCCAGTGTGGCACTACAACGGGCGTTGAATCTCTTGGGTGTATTCGTTTGTACAAGCATTTTGGCTTGCGCGAATACGGGACTGTACTTGATATGGAGTTAGCCCATGACTGAGGTTATATCGCCAGACAATAAAGAGCTTTTAACCTATGTTCTAGGAGACATACATAACAAGCTCTACATTGATGTGGTGCGAGATTTAAAACAACAAACAGAGCAAAAATTAGAATCTGGTGAACTTGAACCAGCAGATTTCCCTATTACACATCATTTTGCACCAGGTGTTTATTCACGTCAGATGGATGCAAAAGCAGGCTCTTTCTGTATTAGCAAAATGCATCGTACAGAACACTTAAACGTTTTGATGAAAGGCGCCTTAACTATCATCACAGAAGATGGCTTGAAGTATTTAGAAGCACCACAGGTTATTAAGTCTCAAGCTGGGACAATGCGAATAGGTTACTTCCATCAAGATACTTCTTGGCTAACCATTCATCCAACAAATGAAACCGATTTGGAAGCCATTGAACGTGATGTGATTGTTCCAGAGCATGAGATTGAAGCATTCCTAGCTTCAATTGGTCATACGCCTAAGGAGATTGCATTATGTCTTGGGTAGCAGTTGGTGCCGCTGCTGCTGTAGCAAGTGCAACTTTGGCGGGATATTCAGCTTATTCACAATCTAAAACAGCAGAGAAGCAAGCAGAAGCAGACGCATCGGCGCAAGCTTCAAGAGGTCGTTTAGAAGCTGAACGCATCCTTAAGCAGAAAACCAAACAACAGTCTATGGCACGTGCAGCAGCAGCAGCCAACGGTTTAGATGTGAATGAAGGTACAGCGCTTAAGATTAATGATGAGATTGAAAAAGCAGGCCAATATGACGCAGAGATTGCGCGACAGACTGGCTATAACGCATCGCAACGGTTAATGGCGCAGGCAGATCAGTACAGTAAAAATGCAAATACCGCGTTGGCTTCTGGTGCATTAAACATGGTCTCAGCAGGTGTTTCAGCTAAGAAGGGGTGGAAATAATGGCTAAAATCCCTATGGGCAACTTTGGTAATGCACTTCCCGAAGTTCAGGAAACACGCTTGCCTCAAAGTAACTTGAATATGCTTGCTGATGCTGTAAGTAATTTCGGCCAAGTTGCTACACAACAAGGCCGTATTATTGATGAGCAGCAACGACAGCAAGAAGTAACAGCCAAAAACCTAGAGCTCTATAACAACCAGCTTGAGGCAAAGGAAGGTCAATTAAAGCTAGATGAATCATTATCTACTGACTTCAATGACAAAGTGGTTGATATTAAAAACCGTCTTGGCAATGGCGCAATCAATGTTAAGCAGGCAGATGAAGAGCTAAATGCATTTTCAACTCAAAAATTCGCTGAGTTGCAGCCTAATTTACCAACACATGCCCAAGATGATTTAAAAAAATATTGGGATAGCAATGTAGTTCGTCAGCGCTCTTCATTTATGGGCTTGCAACTACGTGCAGATGAGCAAAAGGGGAATGTGTTAGCTGATCGGTTCTTCGATGTGGCAACACGCATGAGTCGTGAAGAAGGTAAGAAATACCTTTCTGATAATTTAATGGGACTTCCTTTATCTGAAGCTCAAAAAAGCGAACTAGCAATTAAGTATGAGACTGCTCGCGATGTGAATGACATTAACTCGCAAATCACGGAAGCCATTGCAGGAAACAATATTGAAGCTCTAAGAGCTACAGCAGCGGGCTTGAAAGATTATAAATTTATTGATGGTTCTACAGTTCAGAAGTTCCAAACTGAAATTCAGAGCAAGATTACAACTCTTGAGCAACGCCAACAAGTCAACGAGAACAAGCGCATTAATGAGGCTGAGAAAGTTGTTAATGAGTTTATTCAAAGTACTTTGACTGGTCGTCCTTTAGATTTGAAATACCAGAATGACGTTGAACAGGCTGTAAAAGGCACACCGTCAGAAGCGGAATATCAGTTTTATAAAAAACAATCTGCTGACTTTATCCGTTTTCAAGCTTTGCCTACAAACCAACAGTTAGCTGAAATTAACAACCGTAAAGCAAAGATGAAAAATAGCTCATCAGCTGATCCTGTGGCAGAGAATAAAATCTTGTCTACTTATCAAAGCATTTACGACAACAAGTTAAAAACAGCTAAGGAAAACCCGACTCAAGCTTTGCGTGAAAAAGGTATTGAGCTACCGGAAGTAAACCCATTAACACTAAAAGTTAATCCTAGTGACTTTGCCAAAAACATTGTGACCATTGGTTCTTATCAAGTAGCACAGCGTGATAAGGACCCAAATGCAACAATCAAACCTATTCCTAATGAAGCGCTACCAGCCGCTAAGCAAGCATGGGAAGAAGCAACCGTAGATCAAAAACTAAATTTAATTAGTTCTATGATTGCCCAAACTAAAGGTGTGAAGAATGGTGCAAAGATTTGGGGCGAAGCGTTAGGCCAGCTAGGCAATGGTGATCCAGCTTATAAAATGGCAGGTTATGCACGTGCAAATAACTTCCGTTCTGATGCGGGCTTGGATGTTGCAACTGCAATTGTTGCAGGCAAACAGGCTCTAAAAAATAAGCAAATGATTCAACCTAAGGACACTTTGCTTAAGGAAAAATTTAACAAGTACGTTGGTCAGTCGGTATCGGGTGAAGCAGCCAACCTTAACTATGCTGCTTTCCAAGCTATCTATGCATACCTAACCGAGGCACGTGGGCAAACCCATACAAATGAGAATGAATACAAAGAAGAAATAGGACGTACTGCATTAGGCCTTGCAACAGGTGGAGTTTATACACAAAGTGGTCGATTCAAGGATTATACAGATCGTGGCATTTCAGACTGGAAAGTGTCTAAGCCATACGGAATGACGGACGCAACTTTTGAAGCAAAAATTCAAAAAGGATATGCCGATATTTCAAAAGCGACTGGTATGTCTGTAAATGATTTGGACAATTTCCGATTAGCACGTTCTCCAACCAAAGCAGCCAATGGCGACTTGATGTATGACTTAATCAATGAGCGTGGCCGTCCTCTCGTTGTGAAAGGAAATGTTTGGCGCATCCGCATGAATGGGGTAGATAAATAATGAGTAACTGGTTATCAGATTTATCAAGTGAAACCCAACAGGACTTTGAGAAGCTCAATAGTCAGGGGTTACAGCATCCAGATACTCGTCCAAATGATCCGGGTGTCTTCGATGGCGCTATCTCTTCACCTTTTCGCGGCATGGCAATTGGCCTTAACAAAGTTGGTGATGCAATTTCGGCACCAATCGATGCCGTCGTAGACCGTGTTAGCTATAGTCTGAAAGACGTCTCTACAAACGAATTTATTGAACCGTATGAAGAGTTCAAGGCTAAGCGTGAAAAGGCGCGTGACAATCTGGTTTATGGAACCATTGCTGACCTAGAAGACAAAGACAATACAGGCATTGTCGGGAATATCGGCGTAGGTGTTGGCGATTATCTCTGGCGTGGTGCGCTGGGTGTGGCAACAAGTGGCACTTTAGGCGCAGCCACTTTAACAGGTGGTTCAACTGGTAATTACGTCTATACCGATT